GCAGGAGATGGCTAGCCGGAGTTTGATAGACACGGTTGACTTCGATATGGAGTTTTCTCGTGTCTCCGGCTTGTTGTTTGCTGACGTGTTCGCCGCGATGGAGAAAGATCTCCAGAGCAACGGATTGCGTCCCAAACACGGCCCGGGCGCTACGGCTGATCGGCTTGTGGGAAACCACAAGTATGACCAGACGGAGTGGCCTGTTCGATTGAACGAGAGTTTTCCTCTTGAGGATTACCTCATTCCGAACTACAAGTACGATTATGTACTTCAGGACCGTATCCAACTCCTCGAACCTGGAGCAGAACGACCCGTTCGGGTCATTACTGTTCCTAAGACGCTAAAAACACCCCGAATTATCGCCGTTGAGCCAACCTGCATGCAGTATGCACAGCAGGCTCTGCTCGAAGGCTTTGTTCAGTATCTCGAGAGCGAAAGAATAGCGGGAAATACCCGCGAAAACCTCGCTTACGGGATGATCGGCTTTACGGATCAGCTCCCTAACAGGGTGCTGGCCCAACAAGGATCTCTTGCTGGGGATTTGGCTACACTTGATTTAAGTGAAGCTTCCGATCGTGTTTCTACAAAGCATGTAGCTGCCTTGACTAGAAGATTTCCAGTGCTTAGAAAAGCACTCTTCGACTCAAGATCAACGAAGGCTTTGGTGCCTGGCGCAGGGGAGATCCCCCTTGCCAAGTTCGCGTCTATGGGTTCAGCCACCTGTTTCCCAGTTGAAGCGATGGTGTTTCTAACCACCGTGATGCTTGGGTATCAGGACTGGCTTAACAGGCCAATCACGCGTAGAGATATCCTTTCTCTTCGTGGTAAGGTACGCGTGTATGGGGATGACATTATTGTCCCTGTATACTTGGTGCATTTCGTGATGCGGCGACTCGAGCTTTATGGCTTTAGAGTCAATGCCAACAAGAGCTTCTGGAATGGCAATTTCAGAGAATCTTGCGGGAAGGAGTATTTTGACGGCCATGACGTTTCTATAGTCAAGGTCCGCCAAAAGCTTCCGAAGAACAGACAGGACGTAGTGGAGCTGATTAGCGCAGTCTCGCTCCGGAACCAATTGTATTGGGCCGGGCTTGACCGTGCTGTCAGACGTCTTGACAAGCG